GATTAAAGATGGGTACTTACCTTAGGCATAATGCATTTTACGTAAGATACGTAAAATATTTTACATACACAAATTTTTTATGTTAAATTATTGTTAAATCCTGCTAAAATATTTAACATTCTATTAATATTACATTTCGTATTTTTACATATAATCCCAAGTTATATATTGATTTTAGGCAAAAAGATATTGCAGGAATCCTGCATACCAGGTCAAAAAGATATAAAAAAAAAGGCGCGTTATTCACATAACACACCTTTAACACATTTTCAGCGTTTTAACTTTTTTACATCATTCTAAATTTCTTTTTATATTCAACACAATAACCATTGTTTATAAATAATATTTCATATTGATAATTGTCTTTTATATCATTTATAAATTTTTGTTGTTCCTGGTAAGTGTCAAAGATCTTTTGTTGCCAATAATACTCTTTTACTTTTCTTCTTGCTTTAGCGTGTTTGATGTTGTTTAATATTCTTGCTTTGCTTCCCATAATATTGTACTTTGTATTTATAGATTATAAAAAAGCCGAACAAATTAATTGGTTCTAATGCCTACACCTTTAAATGTCCTTTGCAGGCCGTGTAGATTTTCCCAAATTTACTCGGCTAATATTTTATTTAGCTCATATTTTGTATAACGTGATCCAGGATAAAAATTCCCATTATTATATAAATTGAACTTATTGAATAAATTAATAATTTTTGTTTTTGTATTTTCATTTGTTTGTTTTTAATTGTTTTACTTTGTAAATATAGGGCGTTTTTTCTATTTCAATGTTAAGAAATTATTAAGAATTTACATTTTTTAATTCATTGTTCCTGGTGTCAAAAATCCGTTGTGTATATCCTTCTTTTTTTCTTTTACCTGTATATGCATTTATTGAAATTCTTTTAGCTTTTATTAAATATTCGTATTGATTTAATTTTTTAACTTTAAAACTTTTCATCGTTTGGTTTAAGGATTTCATTGTTTTTCTATTAAAAAATTCTGGTTCTGTTTCTTCAGTTCTTGTTTTTATTTCGTGTATTGTCATTTTATAAAATATTAAGATTAATATAAAAAATTTAGATCAATATTATTTTTTCTTGCCAGCTTTAAACAATGGAAGGATATATGATTCCAATAATTTGCTTCAATTTTTAAATATTGTTTTTCTGTTAGTTCGTCTGTTTCGTGAACTCTTTGAGCAAGTTTTCTAATATCATAACAATCGTATGGAAGATTTAAAGGCAGACCTTGCAACCATTGAGAAAAACGTTGTTGTAAATTTGGACACCTTAATTTATTGTATTTATAATTATATTCCTGGTCAAATCTTTTTACCATTGTTTGAAGTTTTTCTTTTTTTGTATTACCCTCAAGATCTTCAATGGCGTCAAATATTTCAATGGATATATTTTTTAAGTATTGTTTTGTATTTGTTTTCATTTGTTTGTTTTTAATTTGTATATTCTGTAAGGAATAACTTCTATTTGATTGCACACAGAACAAGATTTAAAATGTGATTGTGCTAATGGATAAGGATTGTGTCCCCACCCTGTGAACTCATTGTTACATAATATACATTTAGTAATATTTAGATTTTCCATTGTTTTAATTTTTTTTCTGCTTGTTTTCTGGATAGTCCAAATTTATTCATAAGCATTTTAATTAATATTAATTTATCTTGTTTTATTATTATTTTCATTTGTTTGTTTTTAATTTGTTTACACAAATATAAAAACGATCAACAAAACCAATGTTAAAAAATTGTTAAGAAATTATTAAATAAATGTAAACAAAAAAAACCTACTGCGTTTAAGAACGTACTGCGTTTAAGAACGTACTGCGTTTAAGAATTTATCCAATAAACCAGTGATCTTTTTTATTTTTACATTCGGTCAATAAAAAATTTTCCATTTCCGCAATTTGTGAATCAAGAATTTTTTTATACGGACTAACGTTATATAAATTATTTTTAATATCAATCATTAGATCTTTACAATCTTCTACAAGTTTTATTGTTTCGTTATTTACCATATTATAAATTAAAATTAATTCCGTTTGCTTTTGCTTGTTTCAGTGTTTTTAGATTTATCATTCTAAAGGCTTTTTTTCTCATATCGTATGCAATCATTAAGCCTTTGTCGCCAGGATTAAAAGACATTCCTATGCCTTTTACACCTTTTTTGACTTTTCGTCTAAATATGCCTTTTCTTATCGTTCCATCTTTTTTTACAAAAGTAGCACTAAAGATCCTTCCGTTTTCTATTTGTTCTAAAAATATTTGTTTGTTCATTGTATTGTGATTTTAATTTTACCATTTTTCATTTCAAAGTTACCCTTTTTGGATAGCTTTTGAATATTTTCTGCGTCTGTCTGATTGTATCCCATTTTTACAAGGACACTCTTTAAGCTGGGTACTTTACTCATCGTCGTATGTTTTATTACTATCAGCAAAGTCAATGACTTCTTCATAAATACTTGGGTACTCTCTTTGCGTATACTCAATAAATCTTTCAGCAATATAAGAATCCTTAAGTTTTTTTATTTCGTCATCCATTTTATATAATTTGTCTACGACTTGATCATATAATTTCTTTGCTTGTTTATTACTAATGTCACTTAGCATTGACGCAATTAGTATTGATATAGCTTGTTTTCGTTGATATTCTGGTTGTTCTGCAATGTGTTTTATCGCACTTTTTGTTATTTCTTCCATTATTTCTGTAATTTAGTTTTTTTCATTCCTTGATAATTCGCGTTCCAAATGTTTCGCAAAACCACCATAGAATCAAAATTATTATTTGTTTGTTTTGTCTTTTTTTGTTTTTTATTTGTTTTCATTATTTAATATAATTACATTCTTAATTTAATTTGTTCATATACTGCGTTTGCTATTTCTATTGAAGCCTTGCCAAAGTCCTCTTTGACTCGTTCCATTATAATTTGCTCATTAACATAATCTATTATGCCTTCCGCACATTCTATTACTTTCTCTGTTTGTTCCATATTTTAATTTTTTATTTTTATTTGTTTTCATTTCTTTTATTTAACTCTTGTTTAATTTTTATAGCCGTATACATACAATCTTCTAATTCTGTTAAAAGTTGTACATAAGTCATATTATATAAGTCTTTGTCTCGTATCATAATTATTTGTTTTAAAATTATGTACCAAACATACAAAAAATATTTTATTGTCTAATGTTAAGAAATCGTTAAGAAATGGTTAAGCAGGAAAAAAACCTATTGCGTTTAAGAGTATGGCAACCTACTGCGTTTAACGATAAACCTACTGCGTTTAACGAAGCGTGTAAGCTCCTTTGTTTCTGTTTGTTAAAACGTATTGAGCTGCGTATCTAATTGCATCAATGCAGTGATTCCATTTATCTACTGGTTTGGTCTGACCTTTGGTAGCCCAAACGTAGTTGTTTAGTTCTTTGATCAGTTCTTTTGAGTTTGAATCTACAATGAGATCGTAGTCCTGGAGAAGTGCGATACCAGACAATATAGACCCACTGCGTTTAACGGTCGGTCTTAGGTTTGCACCTTTTAGTTTTATTTCTTTGATAAGTCTTGGTTCTGAAGAATCAGAGATAATCAAACTTGGCCCTGCATATCTAATATTCTGGTCGGCAATTTGCGTGGTTGACATACCAACCCTACAATACATTACTTTTATAAATATACGCTTATTGCCTTTGTCAATAGACAGCTTTACTAAGGTTGTAGGATCAACAGAGAAACCAAAGTCTTGTCCATATATAATATCATAGTTATCATTAAAATCTCCTACTCTCCAATTTGTAAATATGACACCTTCTTGTTTTTCCATCCACCCACCAAGTATTTGGTGTGTGTATTTTTCTGGTCTTCTTCTGCGTATGTCTGCTATCTGTTTTAAGAAAGAATCAGAAAGATTGTCTACGTTGTCTAAGTAAGTTGTGTGTATGTATGTTATTCCTTCTTTGATGCCGTTGAATCCTTCAGGTATATCTCTGTTTGCGTAAAATCTGTTCCATATCCAATGTTCTTTT